CTTACTGCTCAACCAAGGATGCACTTCTTAGTAGAACAAACTTCTTCTAATGAAATTGATTCTATATTTACAGGAAGGGTTTTAAGAGGTGGTGTAGAAAGGAAATTGACTACGTTAGATTTTGATACTTCTGATTTAGATAAAATGTCTAACACTTTTGGTATTATAATACTCAATGGTAGTGACATAGTAGCTGGTTCTGTTTATAACTTTGCTAATTATAATTCTCACATCGACATAGATCTTAAAGTTCTTTGGAATAGTCCTAGCCATTCTATAGTATATAACATACCTGCTGAGATACAAGGTACAGCAGCTTACTTCTACCCATTGTTAGATGATTGGAACTTTTCTGGCTATGGAGAGAACAGTGGTGTTATTACCCAAGAAAATAGAAGCGTAGAGTTTAAATTAGAATACGTAAGCTCTTCTACATTCAGAGCTAGGCTGGTAGATACCTCCGATAACTCTTCTTCAAATGGAGTAGTAGATAGTAATATTGAAAAGGTTATGGAGAGTGCAGCCAATCTAAGGATCGTGTTAGCAGGATTACCTAATGATAGTTTCGATGAGGACGGTTTAGATTCTGATGGATTAGATATAAATGGGTTTCCATTAACCCCTACTTTCAATGAGATAAATGCGCAAGATGTAATTGCAGAAGGATACTCTTTATTAGTCAAAGTACTATTTACTAGGCCTCTTACAGCTTCCCTATCTTTTAGTTGGAGTGCTAGTGGGTCGGGCAGTAGCCCTGCAGTAGGTGGAACTGACTTTAGCCCTACTTCTAATACTGTAAGTGCAAGTGCAGGGGACACTAGTGCTGAGTTTTCCATAGCAATTCTATCAGATTCTGATACATCAGAAGATGAGTTCACAATTACATTAAGTTCTTTTTCTGGAAATAACTTCACTTCACCCTCTTCTAACCCAACTAAGGTAATAACCATTACTGCGGCAGGTAACACTAACCACTTTAATGAGTTCGGAAGGTGGGTAACTAGTAATGGAAGCGTAGAAGATACTGTATTTGATGATAACGGTTTTTCTGTTATGGGGTTCAACGATTCTAAGATTAACAACTCAACAGGGACAACACTAGATGCTAATGGTTTTCTATGGAATGGAATACATAATACTACAGGAACCCCTTTTGACTCTAGTGGGTTAACTTGGGATAGAAAGACTGCAACACAGTTGGTTAGCGATGGATATACCTCTATAAACGGGAGTTCAGGATCTCATAACTTATCAGCACATGGTGGTAGGTGGTTTAATACTTCTAGTACTGGTATAACTTCTTCTACTATAATTGGTAGTGAAGGGATTATAAGAGGAAATATTGCTTCGGTACCTTTAGGTTATTATGCTGGTGAAGATTTAAGTATGCTCGCAGGTACGACTGTGTTTGGTACTATTAATAGTACTAATGATTCCATTAATGGTTGGAATAGTAGCGAACATTCTGGTACTAGGGGTGCTGGTTGTACTATATTTGGTGATATAAATTCTATAGGTAATGACTTCAGTGACTTCATAGGGTCATCACCACCAACTAACTTAACTAGAGGAGCTATTTTATTCGGAAATATGCCACAGTCTTCTACTTTCGATATATGGGAGTATGGACAAGTATGGGGAAATATACCAAATAGCACAATAAGAATATGTAAAGGTGTTAAGGTTTATGGGTGTGTAAATTCTTGGAGTACTCTTAGCTTTTGTACAGGATCTCCTTCGCCTTATGTACAACAAACTGGAGGATGCTAATGGGTGGAAAAGAAAGATTACCTGATAGTCCTATGAAAGGGCCTATTGAAGATTATGATGATGAAGTGAGAAGAAGATAAATGTATGAGGTTGAGCCGGTACTATTACCTAATAATGAATAGATACTATATAAAGAGTTAATATGATAAAATCGCAAAAAAGTATATACACATTTAGAATTATGCTAGGATACTACGTATGAAAGAAGATATAGCAGATTTAGACATCGATAGTACTGAGGTAACTAGTTTAGTTGATTGGGATAATCCACCTAAATTAGAAGATTTAAAGCAAGATTTAACTGAAGCACAATCAGCACACACTGCACACATTGTTGATGTGGATAATTGGTTAAGTGCACTGAAAGGTGAACAACAAATAAAAACTAAAAAGGGTAGGTCTAAGATTGTACCTAAGCTTATACGTAAGCAAGCTGAATGGCGTTACGCTGCATTAAGCGAACCTTTTCTATCTACAGATGACTTATTCAATACAGCACCTAAAACGTTTGAAGATAAGAAAGCTGCTGAACAGAATGGTCAAGTTTTAAACTATCAGATAAACTGTAAGTTAGATAAAATTAAGTTTATTGATGAATACGTACGTACATGTGTAGATGAAGGTACAGCTGTAGTTAAACTAGGTTGGAAGTACACAGAAGAAACTGTAGAAGTTGAGGTTCCTGTAATGGAACAAGTCCCTGTACAAGATCCTGCTATGGCACAACAACTAGCAGCTCAAGGTATGCCACCTGTACAAGAAATACAAGTAGGTGTCGAGATGCAGGAACAAGTTAAAGTAATCGATAACATGCCTACTATTGAGGTGTGTAATTACAACAATGTAATTGTAGACCCTACTTGTGAGGGAGATATTGATGCTGCTGAATTTGTTATCTATAGTTTTGAGACATCTATGTCACAACTACGTAAAGATGGTAGATACAGTAATCTTGATGCGGTAGATTTAGATAGTGGTAGTGCTTTAAGTCAACCAGATTATGCAATAGATGATGATTCTAACTTTACATTTAAAGATAAACCACGTAAGAAAGTAGTAGCTTATGAATACTGGGGATTCTGGGATATACATGGTACTGGTGAAGTAGAACCTTTTGTAGCTACATGGATTGGTAATACTCTTATTAGACTAGAAGAAAATCCATTCCCAGATAAGAAGTTACCTTTCGTATTAGTTCAATATTTACCTAGACGTAAATCTGTATATGGTGAACCTGATGGTGTATTGATTGAAGATAATCAACGTATTATCGGTGCTGTAACTCGTGGCATGATTGATATTATCGGACGTAGTGCTAATGGTCAGATGGGTACTAGAAAAGATGCATTAGACGTTACTAACGCACGTAAGTTTGAACGTGGTGAAGACTTTAAATTTAATGCCAATGTAGACCCTAGACAAGCTTTCCATATGGAGACTTATCCTGAGATCCCTGGTAGTGCACTTAACATGTTAACTCTTCAAAATAATGAAGCGGAGTCTCTAACTGGTGTTAAAGCATTTAGTTCTGGTATTACAGGTCAAGCATTAGGTACAACAGCAACAGGTATCAGATCCGCATTAGATGCTACTTCTAAACGTGAGTTAGGTATTCTACGTAGATTAGCTAATGGTGTTAACCAGATAGGCCGCAAGATTATATCTATGAATGCTGCTTTCTTAGAAGATGAAGAAATAATCAGAATAACTAATGAAGAATTTGTTGCTATTAATCGTGAAGATTTAGGTGGTAAGTATGATATTAAACTAAACATATCTACTGCTGAAGCTGATGAACAGAAAGCTAGTGAGTTAGCCTTTATGCTTCAGACTATGGGCAATAGTATGCCAGCTGAAATGTCACAGATGGTATTAGCTGATATAGCTAAATTACGTAAGATGCCAGAGTTATCTAAACGTATAGCAGAATATAAGCCGCAACCTGATCCTATGGTACAACAGAAAGCTGAATTGGAAATGCAATTATTACAGGCTCAAATTGCTAACGAGCAAGCTAAAGCAATGGAAAATACTATAGATGTAGAATATAAGAAAGCAAGAACTCAGACAGAACTAGCTAAGTCACGTAACATAGATAGTAAGTCTGATATGGAAGACCTTAACTTTGTTGAACAAGAATCTGGTGTTAATCGTCAGCACGAAGTTGAAATGAAAGACAGAGACAATAAACAAAACATGGATAGCAAGATTACAGATGCTATGATAAATACCATGCAGAATACGGGAGGTAATACTAAGTAGTGACATACTTAGGAATATATTACTTTGTTTTTATCTCATTATGAGGACACACGATGAACACTGAGGAACAGTTAAATTATTTAGAAGCTAATATGGTAGAGTCAAAACATTTTGTAGATATTAAAAATAGTTTTGAAAAGTTAAAAGAGAATAAAGATTTTAAAAAAGTAATTACAGAATATTATTTTAAAGAGGAAGCTGCAAGATTAGTTATGGCAAAAAGCTCAAACTTAAATGATGACCAACAAAAAATGATTGATAAAATGATTTATGGTATAGGCTCATTAGCTAAGTTTTTCGACAGTTTAGTGTCAAGAGGTGCTCAAGCTGAGCAAACACTTATTGAAGATGAAGAAGCTAAAGCAGGAATTATCCAGGAGGGGTTAATATAATGGCATTAGATAACGCACTAGGAATGACAGATGAGGAGTTTCTAAAACAAGATTTAAGTATGCTTGAGATTGAACTAGATGAAGAACTAGAGGCTCAAGCAACTAACAATATTGATGAACCTAATGAAGAGCAAACTTCTGATGGTGAATTAAGTGAGGATGTCACTCAAGAAATTGAAGCATCCGAAAGTAACACCGATGAAGCTGAAGAAGATGAAACAGATGACGAAGTAGCCGACCCTTTTGAGGATACTCAAGAGAAGGACGAAAAGCCAGATGATAGTATAGATCCAGAGTCTCAGGATACAGATGTAGCTACAAATACCGAAACAAATATCAATCCGGAGGATACTTCGGAAATATCTGGAATAGATTTTGAAGGTGCATATAATCGGATTATGTCACCGTTTAAGGCTAGTAAACGTATGATGCAAGTCAACAATGTTGATGATGCTATTTCGTTAATGCAAAAGGGTGCTGATTACAATCAAAAGATGCAGGCTTTAAATCCTAATCTTAAAATTGTCAGTATGTTAGAAAAGGAAGGATTGTTAGATGCTAGTAAGCTGAATAACTTGATTGACTTATCTAAGAAAAACCCGAAAGCAATTGCTAATCTTATTAAAAGCAGTGGCATAGATCCGTTAGATATAGATACGGACGAGGAAGTAGATTATAAACCTACTGACTATGGTGTATCTGATAAGGAGTTTAAGATAAATCAAGCATTAGATGATATTAAACACTCTCCTTCTTTTGACAAAACATTAAATGTTTTATCTAAAGAGTGGGATAGCGAAAGCAAGAAATTAATATCAGAAAATCCTGGGATTATCTCAATTATCAATGATCACGTTTATAACGGTGTCTTTGAGAAAGTTCAGTCAATTATTGACTCTGAGCGTGCAATAGGTAGATTAGTTAATGTACCTGATGTAGTAGCTTATAGACAAGTAGCTGAATATCTTCAACATCAGGGTACTTTAGTCGCTGAGGGACACGTTGATACACCTCCTTCTCCTACATCTGTACCGCAGACTAAAGCAAATAATGTAGATAGTGCAAAGCTTAAACAAAAACGTAAAGCAGCAGCATCTACAAAGAAGACTACTAGTAAGAAGACTTCAGCTCAACCCGATTATCTTAAGATGACCGATGATGAGTTTATGAAGTTAGCTGCAAGTAGTTAATTTTAAATAAGCTATAGGAGAATATCATGGCTCAAGTATATGGAAACTCGGCAGGTACGAGTTCAACTATCGGTGCTCAAGCGCGCACTGATTTTTATTATAAAAAAGCGCTAATTGCAGTAAGGGACAAGCAGTATTTCATGCCATTGGCTGATGTACGTGCTATGCCTAAACATCATGGTAAGACAATCAAGCAAGACGTATATCGTCCTTTATTAGATGACTTAAATATCAATGACCAAGGCTTAGATGCTTCAGGTGCTGTAATTGATAGTACTAAGTTTTCTGCTTGGGATAAAGCAGGTACTTTATTAGGTGCTGCTTACGCAACACTAGTTGCTGCTAATGCAGCATCAGGTAGTGCTTACGCTAAGCAAAACTCTGGTAATCTTTATGGTTCTTCTAAAGATATCGGCACTATTGCTGATCGTCTTCCTGCATTGACTGAGAATGGTGGCCGTGTTAACCGTGTTGGTTTTACTCGTAATCAAATTACTGGTTCAATCATTAAGCAAGGTTTCTTCACTGAGTACACTCAAGAGTCTTTAGACTTTGACAGTGATTCAGAGTTGATGTCACACATCACTGAAGAGATGGTACAAGGTGCTACAGAGTTAACTGAAGCTGCTTTACAAGTAGACTTACTTAACAATGCTGGTACTGTATATCATATGGGTGGTGTTGCTAAAGTAAATGTTAATACTACTACGGCTTATGCTGACTTGATGACGTT